CTAACATTTCACATATCCTGTTCACATCATCAGGATCATAAGGTCTGCCTATGTACTGTGCTACTATCCTGTTGGAGCTATAACTGAACTTATGATTTGCTTTGTAAACATAGATGCTGCCTAAAGAAGGGAGGACAGAGGTTGACTGATCCTGTCTGTAAGGGTCAAAGCCCATCTTGTAGAGACCACGAGGGGCATTGGGAATTGGGTATTCATAGATGACAACAGAGCCTTTAAGGTCTTTGGTCTTTGGTTTGTAATCCCAGAGTGGCTGCAGGTATCCATCCAGATCAGGTGTTGCCTTGATGATGTATTTCTTACCGGGGATTTTATGTCCATCATCTGTATAGGTATCTGGTTGATTGACTTCCCTTCTTTCAAGAAAGCATGCCTGCCCATATTTGAGATGCAGGTTCTCTCTCATCACCCTGTTGTATTGATTACGCAGTTCAATTACAGGGAAGTCATTCATGGAGACCATTAAGAATGCCTCCATTGGATTGAAAGGATGCTCCTGTACTCTTTGCTGGATAGAGCCAGAGTCAGATGCATTGGCAATGATCTTTGCTCTTACTGTTTTCTCTTCCTTGGTTGCTCCTATGATATCACTGTTTCCCTGTTCATCATAGTAGCCTTCCATGTTCCATGTAACAGGATGGAAGAAGCCACAACAGGAATTCTCTGCATCCTCATCCCATACATTGACAAATGGCATGAGGTTATCTTCCTTGGGATGATAGAACATATCTGCATAGTCAGCAGTGCCAGATTCCATATCACCACCTGTACCAAAGATGATGATCTGTCCTGTAATATATTTACCTGCTGACAGGCTTGGTGAGGTTTTCCTGAAGCTCTCCTTAAGATTAGGGAAAGCTCCTGACTCTTCAAACAGAACTACCTTGGGGTCTTTACCTCTGGCTGCTTCAGGATTATCTGCAAATGTTATTGCCATTATCTCTGACATATAGCCTGCTTCCACTGGCATACCCTGTGCATTCATTTCCCTGAAGGAGGCCCTCTTATGTTCTGCCTTATCAACATATTCCCTTGCCTTTCCCCAAGCTGTTTTGTCATTGAGGAAGGATAGATATTCAGAAGCCATACCCATTGTACCAGCAGGGTAGAGATATTTCTTGTCAAAAGCCCCAATGATAGTCTGAGACTTGCGAATAGTGTTGTAGACATTGGCACAGATAGCTCCGTTTTTATATGAGTAACCTTTTCTACGGGATTTACCAATGATAATGTGATGTCCTCCATCCCTCCAATCAACTTCAATGGTAAAAGGAAGAGCAAGACTTTTAAGAACTTTCTCCTCAAGGATAGTTCTGAGATCAGAGTTCTTTTTAAGTACACCATCAGGGTCAACATACTGGAAATTGGTTGTATCATTTATTTCAAGAGCATTACTAATTCTCACCCTCTCAGCTTCAAGTCTCCAGTACTCAGCTCTCTGTTCCTTAGTGGAAGGAGCTAAAGCCTCATCAGTGAACAGGCCATTTTTTGCTATCTCAATGGCCCAGAAAAATGCAAAGTCCCCATCCCAGAAATCAGGAGCTTTCACCTCCTTGATTGCTATCTTACCTCCCTTCTCCTCTGCTATCTTGATCTGTGTGAAGTTCAAATAAAAATAGTGGTGTTGTGTTATCTTCACCCCACCACTACTGTATCCATTGATGCACCTGTCCAGCATAGTATCCCAGTACTCTGTGTACTGGTGTGAGCCTTCAGGGTCAGTACAATAGTATCCATTCTTCCTGAAGCCAATGGCCTCCTCCCTGAATACCTGTGTGTTTAACCATACTCCCTGTTCATTCCTGACCTGATTGGTTATAAACCTTGTGCTCACTGGCTACCTGTTTTTAAAGCTGTCATAAAATAAAGTATTAATTTCTCTGTCTGGTGTCAATTCAATATGTTCATCAAAGACACTCTCATACTCAAGCAGCCTGTTAAGCCTTACTATGAGATTGAGGTGGATCTGTTTTGCTACTTTAGCATCACTGCTTATGTACTCTTCCTTTGAGGTGTAGGTGCTGATGATATCATCACAGTCCCTTACCACTCTTGTTGAGTTAATGATCATCCTCCTGATCTCATCTCTCATGAAGAGAAGCTGTATCTCAAAGATGTTTAATTTAGTCCTTACCTTCTTCTCAGAAGGAGTGACATACTTACTGCTTATCAACTTTTCATAATTGGCAATGTTCTCCCACATTTGCCTGCCTTCATCTGTTAGTTCTTCTGTGTGTGACATAGTATATGTTTTTAGGTTGGAGTCCAGTACTGGATTTGAACCAGTGTCCCAGGTTTTGCAGACCTGTGCTTTAGCCCCTCAGCCAACTGGACATGTTAGGTGATTATCTCTCATACTGACCTATCTTCCTTGAGTTACGAGTCCTTGACTCTTCCACCAGTTCAAAGTTGACCTTACTTCTTGCTATTTCCACTCCTTTAGCCACATCAGGCAGTTCTTTCAGAGCTGCTGCCACTTCTTTAGGCTTGATGATCATCATTCCTGTCCTTGTTCTCTCACTGAAGTTAAAGGTATTGAAATAGTTCTTCAGTTTCTCAGAGGCTACAAGACCAGAGGTAAGTAAGCCATAGGAAGGAGAGTAGTCATCCAGCAACTCCTTGTACTTATCAATGCACTGGATCATGAAGTCAGTATCAGGATAGTGTTCGTCTTTATAAACCTCCTTCTTTACTTTAGCTGGCCTGTCCTCTTCACTATATCCAAAGTAAGGATTGGATTTCTTAGGTGAGCATACCAGTTCCACATATTTGAATAACTGCCTTGCCCTTGAATGACCTTCACTCTTATCAGCTTCCCAAATGGAAGAGAAGGGTTCTATCATCAGAGCATGTTCACTGACTATGAGCACTCCATTAACTATTTCCCAAAGCATCCTGTAGTCTGTTTAATTGTGTTATCTAATCCATCTGTATAAGGTACAGTAGTGTTAGGTTGGGCTGGTGGCAGCATCTTATTCTCAAGCAAATCCACATCATCTGCCAATAACTCTTCATGAGTGGCTTCCTTGAACTTCTGTTCTTCATGATACTTTTCAATAGTGAGAAGACCATCTGTATCACCATAATCAACATAGAGCTTCTGCATTTTCATCTCACTGATTGTATCAGCCATAAGCATATATCCCTTGTACTCCTCTTTTATAAGTGAACCAAGTAAGGGCTGGTTATTAATAATGCTTCCATCAGCCTGTAACCATCCTATGATCTGTGGGTTCTCAAAGTTAGCAGAGTAGACAGGAGTAGGAATGTAAGCAAACTCCTCAACTAAGTTGTTCTTCCTGATAAAGAAGTTAGTCTCCATCACTTTGGCCTGCAGAGTTTCCAGCTCAGGTTCCTTGGTAGTGGTAGTGAGGGTGTTAATGGGAGCTGCTGCCCTGAACAAAGACTTAATGATCCTGAGTATTTTCATGTGTATATGTTTATCTTCCTACCCTTGCTGTGAACTTCAGTTCCTCTGTCACTGTTGTTCCATCCTGAGAAGTGTACTGGATAGTGACAGTCTTATTAGCCTTGTACCAGCCCTGAACCATTAACTGCTTGGGTACAGAGTTGGGCTTGTAAGTGATAACAATTTCATGACTGGCTGTATCATTGTAAACAGTGGCACAATCACAGGTGCTCTTTACATCAAGGATTTCACCCATGTAGTCATAGGGAAATTTCACATGGATAGTCTGCCCTGCTCTTACATGGCCAAGATCAATAGAATTTCTCAGTAACATGCACCTTAGATTTATCGTTTAATAATTTAGGTTTTCCAAACTGCTGATATTCCTGCTCCCAACACTGTTCATTGATGCACACCACTGACTGATTGACACTGAATCTTCTCCACTGGTCAGCATTCATCATAGGAGGATAACAGGGTTTATCACAGGATTTGTTTGCCATCTGTAAAGCTGTGGTAGCACAGCCACATAACTTACAGGAACCTTCAGAATAGCAATCAACATCCATCCATCTTATCCTGTACTGTATCTGCTCATGTATGTGATTTCTCATCATCCACCTGAGTTTATTATTATAGAATATCCAGTATCTATAGTAACCAAGGAAGTAATGCCAGATGTCAACCAGATTCCTGCTCTTCGTTAATCTCTTTTTTGTCATACTCATCAAGGTGTTTCATGTACCTGCGTAAATAATCAATAGTATCTATGTAAGCCTGTCTTATTTCCGGAGTATCCTTATTGAGTGCTACCCTTTTTGTATATATGTATATGATCCTTTTAAGCCTTGTCCTGTAAGTCCTTATCTTACCAAGGTACTTGACATGAATGATAGGAATATTATCCTGTCTTATGCAGTGTTTAATAAACTCTGAAGGAGTTCTGCAAATGTCAGAGAAGGTGAGAAAGTCCATGTCAGGGTACTGATCTTTTACTGATTCATAGTACTGTTCAATAGCCTGATCCTGTGTTAAGATGGGCATATTACCTGTATTTTTTGGTGAGGATTTCCATAGCCTTATTGAAATCAGCTTCTATCTTATCCAATCCCTCAACAAAAGCAGCCTCTTTATGGAGGCCGGCATTAAACTCAGCTTCAGTAATAACTGGTTGTCCTTCCTGTCTTACATGCAGGTTATAATATTCATGAGGCTTCATGGGTCTTGGATGAGTGATGTCTACGGGATTATGCTGTGTGTCATTTAACTGTGTCTTACTCATGGTTATTATTGTTTTGTGAGACAGTGATAGTACTGAGATTCACTAATTTAAACAGATATTTCTGTTCATCTACATTAGGAATAAGCAAGGGGTATATTTTTATCATATCCCCTTGCCTTTCCAACACTCCTTTGTCAAATAAGAACTTCATAAAGTTAGATAATCCTGCCGGAGAAAGATGAAGTTTAGCCATTACAATTTTCCTGGCTGAAGGCCCAAACCTGTAAGTGGCTATGTCTCCTTCCAGAGCCATGAAAGCAGCAATGACCTCTATCTCCCTTGGGGTCATCTTAATGGGGAGAATACAATTAATAAGATTGAGATGAATCTCATAGTATTTGTCAGTAGAGAGTCTTAATGTTTTTCTAATGTATTGATCCATTGGTAGTATATGATTGGTCTAGGATAAGGTGAGGGGAATGAGTGCCTTGAGATGTTTCTCTATCCTGTTGATTAGCTGGTGCTGTGGCATAATACTGATGAACTTCTTACCACTGCTGTATATCTCCCCATAGTCCCTGTTCCCATCATTGATGTCAACGAATATTCCCACTGCATCTATCTGGTAGAACATCAGCTCCCTGACATCACACATCTGTAAAGAGTATCCCTCATGGTTGGCAGTCATGGACATAGTAATCTCATTATCATGGAAGATGGGAATATTCAATCCTTTTGGCATCATGGCATTACTGGCTTATTGTCTAGTGGTAAGAAGACCTTATGAAAAAATCTGAATTCATGTTTGGATAAGGACAGGTCAAGGTCAATGGTGAATTCAATAGCTGATCCATCCTTTAGAAAACAAAAGCAGGACTGGTTATCGAAGACCATCCTGCTAATTCCAATCCTATTGGTTATTTCTACTGCTTGCTCCCCTGTAAGTTCTGTCTCAATAGGCATAATGTGTGTTACTTTAATGTCGAGAGGGGAAGAGTTTGGGGGAATATCAGCACTTAAGCACTTGTAACTTCTTTGCTTAGTCTCATTGCTAAGTGCTGAAACTCACCTCATCCAACTTAAACATACTCATAGTTTTAATTTTAGTATGTAAAAATCTTACTTAAGTCTGATGCAAAATTACATACTAAAATGTAATTTCCAAATAAATTTATGTATTGTCAGATTTATAATAGGAATCCCTGATAATGACTCTTTATCAGGGATTATTAGGAGATGGGTACAAAAGAAAAAGTTACTATGCCTAAGTCTTGAAGTTCACCCCTGTATTCACTCCCATGATATGAAGCAGGTATAATATCCCTATAATGATCAACAGGATATTGATTGCTATTCTTGGGATTCCGGGGGTTACATAAGTATTATTGGCCCAGAACAAAACAGCGAATAATACCACAATCAGAAACAATAGGATTATACTCATGTTGGTTTCATTTGATGACGTTTCTTAAGTGAAAAGGATGGTACTGTGAAGAAATCAATTTATGTACCATAAAAAAACCCTATTAGGAATAACAGGGTTTTCATTTCAATCAAAGACAAAGCCGTAATACAAAAAACAAAAAAAATATGCAAAAGTTTCTACAACCTGGGGTACACACTACCCAAGTGCATATTAAAGATAGCTCATTAGGTCTTTACAACCAAAACATCAATATCCTGCCACGCTACTCCATTCCAGAATTTCATCTTAGCTGGTGGACTGGAGTAATCCTGAAGATTCATGGCTTCAAGCAAAACAATAGTGTATGAACCTGTACCTGATTGGGTAGTGGTTAAGGCGAGGGCTTCATTAATGGAAGCAATGATAGCAGACTGGGAGGATATCAGATCTGAGAGTGTAAGAGCTTCAATGATAGTACTGAGAAATGACATAGAAGAAGAAGGACTATCACTAAGAGTAAGAGCTTCTGCAAGAGGAGCTAAGTAAGTCATCCTGCTGGTTTGCTGAGTAGCAAGGGTCATAGTCTCAGCTATCACCATCAGGTAAGCAGAAGAAGAGAGATAGCTATCATTGAGAGTCAGAGGTTCAGTGATATTGACTAAGTAAACATTAGTGGAAATGATAGTATCAGTGAGACCCATCAGCTCTGATATAATGGCTGAGAATGCTCCTGAAGCTGATGGAGCATCTGATAGGGAGAGAGCTTCATTGATAGCTCTGTTACTAATGAGAGAACTGAAGGGAGCATCTGCCAGAGCAAGTGCTTCTGTAATTGAGGCTGAAGTGATAAGAGATGAGCTGAGAAGATCAGCCAGAGTCATGGTCTCATCTATTATGGCAGGTACACTTCCAGTGAGTCCAACTATTTCATCAATGAGGGCCATAGCCTCAAGAACAGATGAAGACATTACCTGTGTAGGAGTAATAGCATCAGTCAGGGAGAGAGCTTCAGTAATTGAAACAGTGGCAATAGTGATGGTAACAGAAGGAGTATCACTAAGAGCCATAGCTTCACTAACAGATACAGTGACAAAAATGATAGTGGCAGAAGGAGAATCAGCAAGAGACAGAACTTCAGACACAGATACATTATATGTACTGCCACCAACAGGGGCAGCAGGAGCATCAGTAAGCGCAATGGTTTCTGTAATGACATTGGTAATGATAGTGATGGTGACTGAAGAGATATCAGTAAGAGCTAATGCTTCAGTGATAGTGAGAGTAGCAATGATAATAGTAGTGGAAGGAGAATCACTGAGGGCAAGAGCTTCAGTAATGGCTTCATTATAAGTAGTGCCACCAGCAACAGGAGGAATATTACCGAAGAATATCTTGAAGGTTGCTGGTATTTATGATTATGTTGTA